CCTGGAGATATATTCTTCAACATCTCCCCCCAGGGACACGGGAATGTCCTCCCGAATGGCAGCATACTTGTCGATCAACTCGCTCAAGTCGCCACCTTCGGACATCGTTACAACGGGCTTGTACTTCTCAGGAATGTAGGTGCGGGTCTTCGGATCCCAAACCATGCCCAGGATCTTCGGCATCTGGCCGGAGGCCATAGCCAGAGCGCCAGCGATCCCACGAGCAGCCTTGTCGGCCTCGCTCTCGGGAACCTGGGTATCGGTGCGAGTGTCGCCACCGCCAGCAGGAGCGCCACCGCCAGCGCCAGAGGCAGGAGGAGGAGCCTGGGGAGGCTGACCCTGCGCCCCACCCGTATACCAAGTGGCACCACGGAAGTTGTTCTCCAGAAACGGCTTGCTGAAGACACTCTGGAAAGCAGCATTGAGAATCGCCGAGCGATAGTCTCGGAGGTACTCGGGAATATCCCGAACTTGTAGGTCTGTCTGAAGCGGATCTGCCATCTCTACTCCTACGCAGGGAGAACCCTGCCATCCTTGATCTTTCCAGGCTGCTTGGTCGTGCCTGTTCTGTCTTTACGAACACGATCCATCATCGCGTACAACTTCCTGGCACCAGCTTCACTGCTACCATCCCCAAGCCCTGACACAACATCAGCAGGTATGATAAACTCGTCATTCGACAGGAGGACTTTCTGACCACCATGCGCCATACGGGCCGTAGCCATGTCATCCATGCCATTGCCTGGGCCTTTTACCATGCCCTCAGGTGGGTTGTATTCCTCGTCATCCTGCTCTTCGCCTTCCTGCTCCTCTTCACCGGACATGCGCTTGTACAGGTCCTGAAGCGCCTCCTTCCCGTAGTAAGCGAGGTAGGTGTTAAGAGCAGATTCAGGATCGTCACCCTCGCCGCGAATCGCATCCATCGCGTCACGGATAATCTGCTGCGCTTTCTGCTCTTCTGGCTCTAGCTTGCCGCCTTCGGCAACCCGCTGAACATCGTATACCTGCTCGATGCCGACAGGGAATCGGCGCTGGGTCATGCTCCCCAGGTCCACGACTCCCATAGGCAGAGCAGCGGATATCTCGGTAGAGCGAGGTTGCGCCTGTTGATCCTGCTGTGCGACTGGCGTATAGAAATCAGTCATGAAACGCTGGCGCTTGAGTTCAGGAGCAGAGGTCATTTCCTTCCACTTCTGGGCATCACTGAGTTGCTGTTGGTTCTGCTTCTTGGGGTCAGGGGCAAATGCTCCCGAGGCCAGTCCAGCAGCGCCAGAGATTAAAGCAGGCGCTAATACCGTCTTGGCAAGGGCTCCAAGGCTAGCCTTGATCCCGGTCGCCCCAGCCGCCTGCAACCCAGGGACAAACATCATCGCAGCGCTTGCCCCAAGCCCAATTGCACCCAGCAACTTCTTCCACGAGAAGGCCTCAGGCAGTCCCGTCTCCGGGTTGATCGTCAGATCCTCTCCCAAGAGAGCGGCGATACCGGCCAACTCCTCAGGCTGAACATGCAGCAGGGTGGAGTCGCCCTTCCTGCCTTTCGAGGCAACCTGCTCTGCAAGAGCGCCGATACCTTTATTCTTCATGTGATTGATACCGTAACCGTTCCCAGTTTGACACGGAACTGATTGGTTGGCGCGTATGCTTCTCCTGCTCTAACCATTTTCAGAAAGCCGTTCGCGTCAACATACACATCGCCATTTCTCAGCCCATAGCCTGATTCACTTGGGTTGATCACAGACATCGAGGCACACACCAGATCACCTGGATTCGCATCGTCAGACATGAACAGGTTAAGCGCCCTAACAACAAGATCCAGGTAGTCTTTCTTGTATTCAGATGGCGCTGTAGGGATGAGTTGCTTGGGTGTCTTCTTGTTCACTTCAGGCCATCCGGCTGTATCTGGAATCTATTGGCACCAAGCCTCCAGCCAACCTGAGACCCGTTAGAAGAGACCCTGAAGGCCATCTGCCTGCCGCGAATGCGGATCCCCTTCTGTGTGTCTCCGTTCTGAACTGTGACCGTAGGACCGTTGGTGAACGACTCCATTGGGTAGTTCCTGTACTTGAAGGACATGCTGATGGCTGGAGTGCCAGAAGTGCCACGGAACATAACGTCAGGGATCACCCTGCTGACGAATGAGAACTGTTCGCCGTCATCGATGTCGAGATCACTGGATTCAACATACGAAACCATGGGGCTACCGTCATCGTCATATCCAGTCTCGTGCTGATAGATGTACCCTGTCGTGTTCGTCTCGGCGCCAGAAGCAGCGATTCGATTCGTGGCAAGGGGGTATGTGTTATACCCAGAGTCCAGCCAAGCAGTGCGGTTCATAGTGCCGACAGACCACACCTGCTCGTCGTAGTTGTAGATAACGTAGCTGTCGGTGTCCTCTGAGTTGGCGGACGGGTAGAACCAGATCACCTCGTTGTAGAGAGAGTTGACCCCGGCGAACACCTTATACCGCTGCTCAAGGTTGATGTTCTTGAAGATGTAGTCGCGAACTGGACACGGCAGGACCTGAATGGATCCAGCGTATTGGTAGAAATTGTTTACGTCCATCCAGAAGACAATGCTTCGTGCGTCTACGGCAGCGTTGGGGGAGATGATAGAGGCAGAGTCACTCACCTGATTAACAGAGAACGTATAGGGAGGGCCGCTGTACGCCATGACATGCGTGCTTACGTCAGTCCACACCACGATCTGCTGCTGCGTTTCGTGGCACCCAATGATCTCAGACCCGCTGGAGATTCTGAAGTCTCCAGCAGTGTTGTCTGTGCGAGGTTCCCAGTCGAGGTAGTCCTCTTGGGAAGACCACCGGATCAGGAGAGGATCCTGTGTTGTGCCGAATACAGGGTTAGGGCCGATAGCAATGACATGCCTGTCGATGTCGCTGACGAGGATCTTGTTGGCAACAGTAGGGCATTCGTTGGCACCAGAGATGGAGGACAGTTCCACGGCGCGAACGGCAGTTGGGTTCCCGCCATAGGTTGTCCAGTAGTAGATGCCGCCACCCCGAACATTGGTAATCAGGTCCTCGCCGTAGTTGTCCTGGGACCAGAGCCTGATCTGCTGAGAGGGAACGCCAACCGAATACCCAGACCCCCATCCACCCCGGCTCCAGGGACCAGCGCCCCAGCCACCGCCAAACACCTGAGAGTCCAGGCCAGTGTTGATCTGGTAGGCAGCGGATACAGAAGCCCCGCCACCAGTCACCCCACCAGCGGAAGCGCCAGAACTAGCGCCACTCACAAGGATCTTGTATTGGTTGGCGCTGACAACTTCCACAACCTGAAACTCAGCATTCAGAAGCGCCGCAGTGAACACGGTGTCGAATGTAGTAGCGCCAGAGAATGTGACGAAGTCGTTGAGAACTACGCCGTTACTTGTGTCGCTGACGAGCAGATACTTGCTGGCAGCGTCTACGGTGGTGAATGGGTTGGACCCAAGCGTGACCGTTCTGCGAATAGGGGTGATGTCGTAGAGGGTGTTCCCGGTCTCTACATACAACTTCAGGTTCGTCCCGACTCCAAGGTAGGTCTCCAGGTCGAGAGTGAACCACTGGTGCAGGCTCCTGCAAGTGCCGAGAAATGTGGAGGTGACGTACTTGACCCAGCCACCGATCTGCTCAGGAAACCCCAGGCGGAACCTGACCTTGTCCGAGTCGTACCAACCACCCTCGTTAGCGTAGTTCGTAAGATCTCTAACGATCCCCTGTCTTGGCTGAATCTTAATCAGCGGCACACAAACTCCTTAAAGCGAGTCTTTGGCCTTCATCTGCTGGTAGGCTGCTTCAACCGCCCTGGCAATGACCTCGACTGGCACGTTCTTCATCTTCTTCTGAGCAGCCTTGATTGCCAGCTCTTTCAGCATCTTACCGGATTCACCCGGTTCAGAGAGAATGAAGTCCTTAACCCCGATCAGATTGGCGCAGGCGATGATCTCGTCGTCAGCCTTCGTAGGGGTCATGGTGGCAATCAGTTCTACAACAGGGTACACGGTGCCGACAACACCCTTAACGACAGCCAGCTTCGACGGAGAGAAGATGGACTTGAGTTTCCCGAAGAAAGACATGGCGCTCCTTATGCGAGGTTTTCGAGCTTGTACTTGGTGCTTGCCAGCAACGTAAGGATGCTGTCGATAGAGTTCTGAATGTGGCTCTCGTCGCCCATCTGGCTGCGGTTCCTGGTGACGTACTCGTAGAGTTCAGAGACGAACTTTACAGGATCCTTGGGGCAGACAAACTTTTCGCTAGGGAATGACGTAGGCACACCGTGAACACCGAAGCATTCTTCAGCAAGAGAGTCGGCGGCATCAGACAGCCCATCGTAGAGAGACCCGAGAGCCTTGTGCCGAGCATAAGCGCCGGGGCCTTTCGTCATCAGGTGCAGCATGTGCGCTGCGGTGACTCCGTGCAGGAGCTTGGAAATGAAGTCAGCGTGCATAGAATTACTGCTGCCACGGGGGCGGCAGGACCTCCACAGGTGGGTTGATTTGGTTGTCGATGTCTTTGTCGATACTGGCATCGATAAGGGCAAGCTGCTCAGTGCCGAGAGAAGTCTCCACCCAGCCAATCACCTGATTCTCTGTCAGTTGATCGTAGGGAGTGAAGTTGTACGGATCCGGGGTGCCGAGGTTGGACATGCCAGAGCGAGACGCATTGTACGTCACGCTATTGCTGACGCGAGATCCAAGCCGATCCCAGTAGACGACGATAACGACATCAGTCAAGCTACCCTCGACTGGCTTTACCGTCATGACCTTGATGTTCCAAGAGAAGCTCGTTGGCATTAGAGGTTGCTCCATGCGCCATTCTGATAGCCCTGAATGGTGTTCGTTGTGGTGTTGTAGATGATCATGCCATTGATCGGCGTCATGGCGTCCCGCTGAGTCGTCGTCATGCGGGAGAGAAGAATAGCTCTGGTAGTGCTTTGAAGCTCAATCCCAACACTGGGGCCAGAGGTTTGGTTGCCTAGACCGCCAGCGACCTGCTGCCCAATAATGAAGCGACCCCCGCCGTCAATCCTGGCTACCTGCTGGTAAGCCACAGACCCAGGAGCAGTGGTGCTAAAGGCGATCCCGGTAGCCGCAGTGGAGTTCGTGTAGTTCTCCTCGGCTTGGATTGCAACCTGACCCAGGTCGCTCGTAGAGTATGCGCTGGCTAGATACCCTCGGCCAGCAAAGGCAGAAAGGAAGGCCGCAGAGAGTACCGCAGATGGAGACGATGCAGTGCCAAGGCAGATCCTCCCAAGAAACCAGCCAGCATTACCAACGCCATCGACGACAACCTTGGAGCTAAAGGCAGAGTCTTCGCCAATCAAATGAATGCCAGCGCCAGAAGGAGCAGCAATAGAAGCAGTATTGGCGTTTACCGTGAACTTGGCGGTAGGAGCGATTGTACCCACACCAAACCTGCTGTTCGTGCTGTCGATAGCGGCAATCTGAGTTCCACCAGAAGTCTGAAAGGCAATAGCGGAAGTGGAGTTCGTCCCAGGCTTTACAGCAAGAGCAGCGGCAGAAGTATATGTTCCGGCGCTGAACTCGGTAGTCTTGAACTTCGTGAATACCTCAGCAACTGCGGCACCAGATCCAGCGCCATTGCAATACACGACAGAAGAGTACCCAGCGGCAATGGTGACGCTCCCGCCACTACCCTGCGTGATGATGACGCTCTGGTTCGTGTTGTTCTGGATGAAGTAGTGCTTCTCGACTTCCGGCGGATCAATGGTAATCGTATGCGTGCCGCTAGGAGATCCGCCCAGGATCAGAATCTTGTTTCTGCCGTCAGGGTTGGCAGCAGCGCCGGGGGAGATGGTGAGGGTAGTACTTGTCCCAGACAGAGAGATCGAGACAACGCCATCGATAGCAGTGTCGTACAGGTCGAAGTTCGTGTTGGTACTCGTTCCCCAAGTACCCGTCTCGTCACCCGTGGCGATCTTCTTGATCTTGTTGTTTGAGGTGTATGTGGGAGGCATCAGTTTGTCACCGAGCTAATCACAGCGATTGCGTTGTTCACATCAGCAACAGGGAACTGGATAGAGAACGTGCCGCTGGATACCGTCTTGTCAGTGCCGAAGTCCAGCACGAAGATGGACTTGTTGGATTTCGAGGAGTTGTAGACGAGAGCGCCCCGGCAGGTGAATGTGGCGCTGGTCCAGTTCACATCGGCAAAGTCGAGGATGGCGTAGTTGCCCGTCAGTGTGACAGTGCAGGTCAGAGTCTTTCCACCAGCAGTGTATCCAGTGCCGGTAATCTCGTTCGTCGTGCTGTAGGCAGTCGTCGAACTGTCAATCGTAGCGGCGCTTGAGTACAAGGCAATCTTGATGACATCCGTTGAGAAGTCGTGAACAGCAAGCAGAAGCTGCTCTTTGAATGAGTTCGTTACATAGCTACCAGTGAATGCCATGTTTAGCCAATGTTCCTTTTGCTATCGGGGTTCCGGTAGTTGTCCATCCGCTGTTCGTCCTCAGCGACATTCTTGAGTTCCATCAGACCAAGCTGATACAGCTTCTCGTACTGCTGCTGCATCTGGGGATCGCCCTTCAGGAACGTGTACGCCTCCACAAGACAGCCGTACAGGAGAGTCTGCGGGAAATAGTTGCTGACCCAAGTTGTGTTGCTATCAGCGCCCACAATCGTGTCAGCGGTCTTGTAGTAGTACAAGGTGTACCCCAAAGATGAACTAGGGGATGGCGCTATGAGAATTGTCGTAGAGCCACCCCCAGCCGACAGGATAGCGTAGTACGCCGGAGATCCGCTGGACCCAGCAGACGAAGCGGTTACGCCAAAGGCCTCCGTCAAGTACGAAGGCTCCTTGAGTAGAAGTCCAGTCTCAATTCCACCGATACTCACAAACAAACTCAGTGGCATCACAAAGTCGCTAGGCGTGGTGATCGTCTGAGTAGTCGCAGTGCCAGTAGAAGTGCTTCGAGAGTCTGGAGACTTCACATCCCTGTTGATACGCTGCTCTGCAAGCTGGATAATGACATCCAGGTTCGCGAGGAACGTGGCTTCCTCGGACTGGACGTAATCCTTGATCTGCTCTTTGAGTTCAGCGTATGTCATTTCTGGCCTTCTCCTAGGATAGCGCCAGGGTTAGTTCATCGGGCCGGTCGGGCGGATCTTCTTCGAGATGCCGTAGCCTTTGCACATGCCGCCGCCAGCGTACTTCGCAGCGCCGCCCTTAGCGAACTTCTGACCAGTGCTTTGCGGGGTGGGCTTGCCCATCGCCATCTTCTTGTGCTGCGGCATTTCACCAGCAGCCTTGCCCATCTTGTCCGTCTTGCCACCCTTCGCGTACTTGGGGGTGAGCATGCTGTCCATCGAGTTCTTCGAGTTCCCTTTCATGGAACCTCCTTTGAATTTGCGGATAGCGCCGCCTTCGCTTTTCTTCGGAGGTTCACCCCCGGAAGACTTCTTCTTGCTCTTCATTATCTCGATCAGCCCAGGCAGCGCCGCCATAATCGGGGCAGCGATCTGACCACCCTTGCCACCTTGACCAGCCATAGCGCCGAGAGCAATGAACTTGCCGTACTCCTGCATGAACTTCTTGAGGCCAGCCTTGGTCTTGGGGATCTCGCCTGCAATACCAGCAGCGCCAGACGACTTCATCATAGACTCAAGTTCCTGCTGTTCGCCTTCGGGCATGTCGAAGCGCATCCCCCTCGTCATAGAGGGAAGTTGCCTGGACGGAAGGCTGGCGAGGGGGTCAACAGCTGGAGCCATTGAAATTACCGGCATAACCGGCTCCACCATGGGAGGGGTAGGCCTAGCCTGGGTGGCCTTTGCTCTTCCCGAAGCCACGGTTTTCTTGGGCCGGGCGGACGACTTTGGCTCGACTATAGATGGATAGTACTCAGCGCCCTCCCCTGTCCTATCCGGCCCATATTCAGAGAGAACGGGAGGGGGCTGCGACGGGGCAACAACAACTCCCCTTGCGCCACCAGGAACAGCCCCGGTTGGATAGCCAAATGGCAAATCAAAAGAAGGAAGGGCAGACCCCCTGCCGGTACCTCTCTGTTGAACAGCGCCAGTTGGATAGCCGCCAACCTGCTTTCGGATAACCTTCTTTTCTTTCTTGAACTTTGGCATACCTTCTCCCTAGCTGACCGTAATTGTAACCCGCCCTAGAGTAACGTAGATCTTGTTCGGCAGCACAGGGTTCCAGCCAAAATACTCTCGTGTCGGCGGATTCTGCTGCGAAGCAGTTCTTGGATTCTCCAGCGCAATAGCCTCGCCTCTGACGTACCTGCCGATCTGAAGCTGAGGATTGTCTATATCGAAGCACTCTTCGCATACAAGAAGACCGTTCCATCTCTGGTTGTAGATATACTTCTTGAGATTCGTGTACTTCACCTGCCTAGCGCAGATGTCGCACATCGCGATTGCGTGCTTACCGGAAGCGTACATTACCAGCCATACCCTCCAGGCACAAGCATGACCGCAGACCGCTGACGATCTTCGTCCGCAGCCCGTTGGAATTCCTCTTCGTACAGCGCCTTCAGTTCAGGGATCCTGGCGAATGCTTCCGGTCTCTTGCAAGCAAGCTGGTAGGCCAAGCCTGCAATCAGCGCCGGAACAAACCTGAACGGCACATCCATATTGTTGTTGGCGTTGGTCCCCACATCCTGCTGCCTGCGGAGGCGGTAGTACACGAACTGCCGGGAGATCGTATCGTCAGGCACCTGCCAGAACGTGATCTGAGGCGTGGTCGTATCCCGTGCAACGTAGAACTGAATGGGAGTGCCACGAAGCAGCTTGTTGGGCAGGGTGTTGTAGGTGACGAACGATATCCGGGTGATGGCAATGTCGGTCTGCTGATTCGTCTGACCGGGGTACGTCCTGATCACACCTTCAAGGATGTCGATTGTGTCGTCAGGCAGGTTGTAGGTAGCAGTGCCAGCAGTAAGAGCAAGAGTCCCCTGCTCCACGCACCACAGGTTCAACCCACGGTTCGCCCATTCCATCGACAGAAGGTTCAGGCTTCTGCGGGCAGTCCTGATCTCGTAGCCACCCTTGACCTCAATCCCAACCCGCTCGTACGCTTCCTCGATAATGTCGAGGATGTTGATGTTCCAAGTTGCCGTGCCTGAAGTAGCCACTACCGGAACCTCCTGGAGATTTTCTTGGCAGTCTCAGGTTGAGAAGAGAACTGCTTTCCTTCGGCGCTGGCCTTTCTCTTTGCCGCAGTAGAAGCAGCATAAACACCGGAAGGCATGGACTGAATCGCCTTCTTCGGCAGGTAGCGTTCGCCCGTGGCCTTAGGTCCTTGAGTAGAGGGCTTCCCGCTCTTGGTCGTCCACTCTTCCTTCGTCCACTTCGACAAGCTCTTCTGAGCGCCAGACTTGGACCCAGAGTATCCCCCGCCAGCGGCCTCGTACTTCTGAGCAACAAGTTGTGCTTTACGCGCAGACCACTGCCCAGGCTTGCCGCCCTTGCCGGACGACATGACCTGAGACTTGATGCGCTCTCGAAGTTGAGGCTTGGTGTAGCCCACTTTAGAATCCCTTCTTGATCTTCGGCACTTGCATCTTCGACACCTTCCGCGCCACAACAGCTTTCGGGTACATGCCGGGAGTCTGCGCTTTGACGGGCTTGCCCGTCTTCTTCGACATCGAAGGAGTGCCGACCTGCTTGCCCATAGAGAATCGACCGATCATTTCTTCTTCATGCTCCGCGCTTCAGACAGGGCGATAGCAATCCCCTGCTTCGGGTTCGTGACCTTCTGGCCCGACGAGGACTTCAACTTGCCAGCCTTGAACTCGTGCATCACCTTACCGACCTTGCCCTGTTGCTGGGCTGACATCTTCATTTGGCCTTTCATATTACCCCCAGCAGACAGTGATTGCGTCAATATTTGTAGCCGATAGATAGATGTTCGTATCAAAACGAACTCCGTTACCACCAAGAGGGATGGCTGTCGTTGAGTTGTTTGGAAGCGATATGTCTATCAAGATATCTCCAGCAGCACCACCATCTCTTAACTGAAATGAGCCAGCCAGTGCGGTATGGGCGAATATCGTCACAACCCTACCTGGACCGTCAAATACCAGTCCTGCTGCCGTCAGCTTCTTGCACGTCAAGTCGCTAATCATACTTCTTCACCTTCTGGGAGGCCGGGGGTGCCTTCTTGCTACCTGAAGGCCCAGCCCACAATACCTTGCGAGACCAGTAGTTCGCGGAGAGCTTGGAGTCCTTGCCTTTGATACCGGCGCTACGAGCCATGTAGCTCTTCCTGGCAGCGGCACTGTAGTTGTGGCCCATCGAAGCGTCACCGAAGTGAACCAGCTTTACCTGATCGCCTTCTTTCGCCAGCACCATCTTCTTCTTGGCAGGATTGGACGACTTGATAGGCTTGTTGAATCCAGGGAACGTATGCCCACGATATTCAATGCCGCCGCCGGATGTACGCTTGAACTTCTGCATTCAGATTCTTCCCGTCTCTAAGGACATGATATTCTCTTTGGCGCTGATATAGAGGATGACTTCCAATCGGCGCATCGTTGACCTAGACTACATGTTCGCCCAGGCACCGTTGATCCGGCCCTGCATGGTGTTGGTGGTGGTGTTGTAGATGATCATGCCGTTGACTGCGGTTAAAGCATCACGCTGTGCAGTGGTCATCCTTGGTACGATCAGAGCGCCAGTAGTGGACTCGATCTGAAGCGCCGCTGAAGTAGCAACCGTGCTGGTTCCAAGAGCCAAGCGTCCAGATGTTGACAGGTAGAAGTCGGCGACAAACCCGGTGGTGCCGTCGTTGGTGAATCTGTAGAGGCCAAAGTCATCAGCCCCATACCCCCAGTAGATCCCCCGCCTGTACCCGGAGGCGTTCGTTACGCCAATAGTGTCAAGCAGGATCGCATTGTTCGACCCCGTCTGGACTCGCATGGCGCACGCAATGTTGGACCCCTGGTTGGCAAAGCCCTGCGCCCCTGAGACTACAAACTTGCCGATAGTAGAGGAAGCAGTGCCGACAAATGTGTTCCCGCTCGTATCGATCCTCACCTTCTCAGACTGCGAAGCCGTCCTGAAGATGATGGCATCAGATGTCCCAGCGCCAGAAGTAGATTGAAGGATGAGTGTGGAGGACGCTGTCGTACCTCCATTCACTATAGGGATTACGGCGCTTGTCGTTATGGTAGGGGTGGCAATCGTAGGGCTAGTGCCGAATACAAGAGACCCTGACCCGGTCTCGTCAGAGATTACGCCTGCCAGTTGGGCGGAGGTAGTAGCAGCAAACTGAGCGAGAGTGCCTCCAGTAATAGCCATAGTCCCGGCTTGAAGGGTAGTGTTCCCGTCAGCCAAGGTAACCGTTCGGCTTGCGGTCAAGGTAGTCGGAGTGAGGGTAACCCCAAAAGATCCGGTCCCACCTGCCCTGCCCGCCAAGACAACAGCGTCCTGCGTTGACGCCACCCTAGCGGTTATCGACCCGAATACTTCTAGCTTTGTTCCAGGACTAGCCGTGCCTATGCCGACACTCCCAACAGCATGGAGGTTGCCGCTTGCCAATAGCGCCATATTGTAAGCGCCAGTAGAAATGCCGAACAACAGCTTGCCACCAGTATTCCTGTAGCAGATGTCTCCTGCGGAAGCATCAGAGAACCACTGGCCCGAAGCGGCAGCATAGGAAACCCACGGGTTAACGCCAGCGCCACCAGATCCGATGCCAGAGGGTCCGGTTGTAGGAAGGTTGATCCAGTGCGCGGTGTTCCCGGTAAACCAGGACGCCATCGTCGCCTGCCCGTCAACAACACCTACGGTCAGAGAGGTGGCCGTAGCTACCCCGATATTGGGCGTGACAAGTGTTGGGCTAGTCGCGAACACAAGAGCGCCAGACCCAGTCTCATCCGTGACGGCAGCAGCTAGGTTGGCGCTCGTAGGGGTAGCCAGGAATGTAGCTACATTAGCTCCAAGCCCAGACACCCCAGTAGAGATCGGCAGGCCCGTGCAATTCGTCAGAGTGCCAGAAGTAGGAGTTCCAAGAAGTGGAGTGACAAGTGTTGGAGAAGTTGCCAGGACAACAGACCCAGAACCTGTTACGGCGCTGACCTGAGTGCCGTTGATCCTGAGAACATTTCCAGACCCGGCGGTATCGAACGTCTTGTTCGTGAGGGTGTCTGTCGTAGCCTTGCCGACGAGAGTATCCGTAGCGGAAGGCACTGTAATAGTGCCGGAAGCAATTGCCTGCGCCTGGAGAGTAGTTGATCCAGACGTAGCGCCTTTAAGCTGTATCGCAGAGAAGGACACAGACCCGGCTGATATCGAAGGCACTATAAGAGTTGATGTAGTGAAGTCGTATCGGAAGCCACTGTACTCCGTGTACACATGAGGAGAACATACGACAGGTATGGCTCCAATTGTTTCCAGTGGCTTCACGTTGCACCTCTCCTAGTTGGGCTTAACCTGCACCCATTCCAGGGTATCGTTATCGAGAGACCAGCCGCACCCTTGAGACCAGCCCTGAAGGGAGTTGTTCTCTTTCTGGAGATCCTCGACGAGAGTCTTTTCTTTCTCGACAAGGGAGTCAAACTCCGTCTTCAGGGCGTGCTTCTGGTTGGCAATAGCGGCCAGCTTGTACTGCAAGTCACGAATCTTCAGCTTTTGCTCTACGGTGATGTCCGTAGGTTTGGTGTTTTCCATACACCTATGTTACATCAGGTGCGCTACTTCGGGGGAGCAGCAGGGGCTTCGATCAGACCGGAGGCCTTGTCGAGAGCGATCTGGTACTCAGCCTGCGCCTTGACGACATTCTCCTGCGCCGTAACAACAGAGGCAGGGGGAGCGTAGGACACAATCTGCTTGACCTGAAGCAAGATGAGATCGTTCGCGAAGTTCACCGCGATGTCGGTCGGGGTGTCGGTCGGGCTGTTCTGATACTTGTTCCACGGCGGGCCGGTAGGATCCAGCGGGTTCGGCTTGGTCTGGGTAATCAGCCAGTTGTAGAGGCTGTCCACGCCATCCTGGGGAACCGTCTTCAGTTCGCGGACAACGGTCGTGCCGTCGTCCATATAGAAGGTGAGAGAGGGGGTGACTTTCGTCGCGAGAGGGTTTGCCATATTAGTTTCCTTAGTTTGCGAAGATCTTCCATGCAGTACCGTTAGACCACACCAGTACTTTATTAGCGCCACCACCAGCAACCGTCGATCCGATTGTCGTGGCGTTGGCGTCGGTAACGTAAGAGATTGTGCCAGCGTTCCCGGCGGCGGCGGCAGGGAGTTGAGAAACGGTCTGAGCAGCGGTTTGAAGACTAACTGCTTGGAGCGCGGCGTAAGCAGAGTCATCGGCTAATCGAACATCGAGTGAATTGCCATTCCGCTTTAGCGACGGGAAGCTGCTGGTCGCGCCGCCGAATTGGAGACGGGAGAAGTCGGACTGTGTGCTGTTGTAGAGGGCAAGAACTCCGTCGGAAGGAGAGTTTATAGATGTTCTCGTCTGCCACAGGATGTAACCAGACGCACCAGCATAAACAGAAGCATTGCTCACTACATTCCCGCCGCTGGAGATGTACGCCAACGCAGCGCCCGCCGAGTTCTGCCACTCTTGGAGGTTTCCCGACTGCCCAGCGCCCGCACGAACTACGACCTTAGTGGAGCCGGTGGTGGGGGTCTGGTCGTACACCCGCAGAGTACCCGAGGCGCCAGAAGCGGCTACGTCGAGCTTGTACCCGGCATCCGTAGGTGCGCCTGTGCCAAAAATCCAGTTGCCGTTAGTTAGTTGTGTTCCGAAGATGGTGTTGCCAATTCTGAAATTGATGGCATCTCCGGTTGCTGCATTTATGTTTACCCCGTTAGAGTATAAAAGCGAGTAATTCGATAAAGATGGCGTTGTCGTGTTGATTCCCATCCACAGACCAGCGATGGACGATACGGAGCCGAGAATGCTGGTGGTTGCTGCCCCAGCCGCTCCACCGACTCGCAACCGATCGTTCGCCGCATCCCAGAACAGCGCCGTAGGGTCTTGATTGAGCGTCCCCGCCGCCGAGACGTAGGGGATAGCGCCGACAGTTGTCAGGTTGGAAGCGCCGCCTACTTCGCCGCCAGGAACATCCCCGGTCAGATCACCTTGAATCGTAATGTTTCCCATTGGCTACTCCATGTTCCCGGACTGACAGACAAAGAACGTACTTGCCGCAGCGCCGATAGTCTGATTCAACCTGACTGCCGTTACAGGAGAGACAAGCATGACGACCGTGTTCCCGGTCTG